CCACAACCGCCAGAGCTCTTCGTCGCTCGAGGACTCGCCCCGGTACCGGAATCCTTCGATGTCGAGGCGGTTCTCGTAAGCTTCGGCGCCGTAACGCAGGATATTGATGATCAGCTGGTGAACACGGTCGCCGACCTCGTCCTCCATGGCCTTCGCCATGTACTTCAGTGGCTGCTCGCCCTCGAAGTACCGGTCCATGCGGTCCAAGTCGGGGATTTCTGCGGCCAGCTTCTTATCCAGCCGAACAAGGGCATCAGAAACAGCAGCCATTCGGCCCTCCGTCGGTTAGGAAACGATGACCCTCCGGCGCCTTGGCGTGGGGTCCCAGCCACCCTCACGAGCATCACTGGCGGCCGTGTGAGCCAGAATCCGGCCCATCGTGGCATCAATCTTTTGGTGGTCAGCGGGTTTGATCAGCACGTATTTCTGGCCAGCCTTGGCGGCTTTCCGGGCGTTCCGCATGTGCGTTGCCGCGATCGGGCAGCCGTCATGGCGGATCCTCTGGTTCGCGAGGTCAATCTCGAAGCGTTTGATCTCGGCGAACATGCGCGAAACCTGGTTCGTTGCCCACTCGAAGACATGCTCCGAACCGTGCGCCAGAGCCCATTCACCGATCTCCGTGTACCAGTCCTGCGGGTCGCAATACATGCGCTCCACCCGGTACCGCGTGAATAGCTCATCCACGGCCGCGTGCACCTCGCCGCGGGGAATCTGGCCATTCCACTTGGCAGGGTTCCAGATCGTAGGTTCACTATCCGGGCCGTACCGCGGAGTGAATGAGAACCCGTCAAACGTCTCAGCCTGAATCGCAGTCCAGTCGTTGTTCTCCGAACCGTCGAAGCCAAGACAGATCGCTGTCCCATCAGGCGGATTCGGCAGCCAAAGACGCTCCGGCATATGCAGCCTCCCACAAGCCGTCACGCAACCATGTGCCAGCGCCGGACACGAGACGGTTCCCGAAGAACCGTTCCGCCTGGGCAGGATCCGTGGCCATAAGTTCGGCAGCCTCAGCCTCGATGTTGTCCAGGTCCACCCATGGAGAGCCTGAGTACACGTAGGCGTGGATCTTTCGACGGTCGCGCTTGCTTTTGTAGGACCACTCAGCCGGCGGCTGCCGGAAGAACTTGAAGATGTCCTTTGCCTGAGACTCATACGACTGCTGGGCGTACGAATTTTCGGCCGGGTCCCAAGCGTTCGTGGTCGCGACGGACCGGCCGTTCATGCCCGCCAGGCCACGACGCTGCGTGGTGGCGACCTCGATCAGCTTGTTTTCCTTCGTGTACAGGCCAACTTCGTCCTGAATAGCGAAAGTAATGGGCTGTCCGAGTCGCGATTTTGCCGACGACGACACGACGTCAATACGGTTCGACTTTGGGCCGCCGTCGCCGTCAAGCACCCGAATGAAGCCCTCACGGATTGCCATGAGCTCAGTGAGTGGGCCGTCCATTACGATCGTGGACAGTGGCCCATACACGTTTCCGGCCTGTTCCTCCGAAGAGGCCAGCAGCTGGATCAGCGGGCCAGGCCGGCGACGGCCCATCGGTTCGCCGGGCTCGTATTCGAACTCCCAGCCGCACGAGCATCCGTTGTCCTCGCACTTGTAGACGTCACCGGCTTTCGCCCAGCCGCAAAACATTGAGGGACCGACAGCCTCGCCCGCGGTGATGGCCGCCGTCCAAGGGCCCTTGCCCGTCTTCTGCGGCGCCACCACCAAGGAACGGCGGTACACGAACGCCTGGGCGAGCGGCGGATGATCCTCGTCCCACTTGGCCGTCTCGCGAATTCGGTAATGGTTCGCCGTGCACCAGAACTGCCAGTCAGATTGCCGAAACGGGATCCGGACGCCCAGCGCGTTCGGGATCGTGCAGTGCTGCTCGTACCAAGCGTCTAGGAGATCCCCAAGAGTCGGGAAGTCAACGACGCCGAGACCGTCATCCGCTGCCATCCTTCACCGCCCTCAACCGGCGCACACGCTTGCCAGTCGAAGACGAATCGGGCTCAGACCCCTTCTCGGCACGCCGCGGCGCTACCTCATCACGGGCAATCGCCCAACCATTCAGCTTCAAGCCCGACGGCGTGAGGCCGATCTGCTCCTGAAGCCTCAGCAAGCCAGTCCGGTCAGCGGCCGAAGCCTCGCCCGTCTCGCAGTGAGCCTTCATGCGGACCCAGTCAGCCACCGATTGCCACCGCCAAGGCTCCAATGCCCAGGCAGCGGCCTGCGGAGTGCGCCAAGCCCAGCACCAGAGCTCGTTCTCTCGAGAGAACCGTTCGGCGCTCGCGCCCTCGTCAGTCTCCGTGAGTTTCTGACCCTCATCGAAATAGGTCGTGGTCACCACCAGACGTGGCAGCGGGAACTCCGGGATGTCGCCGTCATAGCCTTTGGAAGGCAGCGCCTCATAGCGAAGACCTCGCGCCTCGGACCGGGCCGAAGACAGATCTGCGTGCGGGCCAGAATGGGCCCGGGACCCACCGGATGCCATGGTGACCCCCTCCGAGACTCCGTTTTTGAAAAGTTTTGAACCCTCCGCGCCATCGAGAGACCTCACCGGCGGTGTTACGAATTGACCCCTTGAGGGGTGCCCCCCCACCCCTAGGAAGGATCTATGTGGGAGCGTTTGCCGGCGTCGCTGAGGTTGCAGCGTTGGTGTTCGGGGCCTGTCCATTGGGTTCGGTCGTCGTTGTGGCCGAGGTGCCATGGTTGGCCGGGGTTGATGGGCTGCTGGCACTTGGCGCAGTGCACGCCGCCTGCCTTGACCCTCGGGGCCCATTGTTTCCGGAGTGATTGGTGTTCGGGGCCGTAGCCTCGGGCTGTGCGGCTTCCGCGTGCGCGGTCTGCTTCGCGTCGGTGGGTTGTGCAGGGTCCGCCGGTGGATGGTGAGGGGCATCCTGGTGTTGAGCAGATGCGTTTGGCGCGTGGCATGGCTTAGGGCGCGGTCCTCACGGCGTGTGCCGTGGTGGCTTTGTCGAACAGCTTGCAGTCAACGCAGCCGCCGAGCCTGCCCTTCTCGCAGACACGGTCACAGTGTTCGCAGGACTTCGCGCCCTTCGCGTTGGCGATGAGGGGCTTGCCGCAGCGGCACAGGTGGATGGGTTCTTCGGCCATGACTAGCTCCTACTCGTTGGGTTGAAACCCTAGGTGTAGCTCGGGTGGTGAGGTGTAGCCGCGTGCGTACTCGACGCGGGCTTCTCCTGCCCCTTCGGGGCCGAATTCCGGTTGCTCGCGGAGCGCTTCGGCTGATGCTTCGAGCCATGCGCATAGGGCTCGGTATAGGCGCATGCAGCCCTCCCATGGTTTGTTTCGGCGCGACGGCAGGCGGGTCCTTGGCAGGATGGAAGAGCGACATCCCGGCTCTGCCTTGGTTCGCTTGCGCTCGTGATGCGGGCGTGACTTTGACCGCCGCGCCGAAGTGTGGTCCCCGCTCGCCCTGCTCGCGCATGTTTGTTGGTCAGGGGCGGGGAAGTCTGTGGTCCAGTTTGTTTGGCCGGCTGAACCCATCCCGGCGCCACAGCGGGTGTGTTAGGGGCTGTGACTAGCAGTTGTTTCGGCCATGCTTAGGGCGCGCGTGGGAACGGCTGGACTTGAACCAGCGCCGCGCGACGTACGTAATGGGGGATACGTGCGTCGTGTGCTCTTCCTGTTGAGCTACATTCCCTTGCGGTCTCCGGACTTTCACCGGCATGCGGTTACCTTGATCCCCAACTCAGACGCTGGGCGGTTCTTCTCGCTCCCACCGTTCATGTCCGGTGGGCTATTCAGTTATGAGCCTTAGTCCTGCTTTTCGAAAGTGAGCAGGTAACGAGCGCCGGACTCGAATGTCTCGGCTACTTCGTCGGTGACGTGCATGATGACGGTGAGGCCAGGCGTGTACTTCGCCCAGGCTTTGTTCCGCTCGTCGTTGTAGTCAGCGTTGAAGCTCAGCTGTGTCTGGCCAGCATTGCTCTGGCCCTTGCTGGACAGTGTGGCGACCGCGGTGGTCCGCGTGGTTCCTGACACGTCGCCCTGTGCGACGTTGGCCCAGTATCCGCGGTTGTAGGAAGCGATGTTCCCGCTGGGCCCAATGATGTGGAGTAGCTCGTCGTCGTCGACGTGCCACTTGGTGGCTTGGGTGTGGATGGTGGTGTCGTCTTTGCCATGCTGAACGGTGATTGCCATGGTTATTCTCCTGCTGGTTTTGGTGGTTGTGTGCCGGCATCTCTCGACGAGCGGCGATGCGCCGTGACCCTGGCGCGGGAGATAGTGACCTCCGAAAGTGGAAGGGATTTCGGGCACTAAAAAAGCCGGTCGCTTGGCGATCCGGCTTGGTTTTGGGTACGTGGAATACCCCTCAGTGACACACTTTAACACATCTGTGCGGGTGTCAAGAGCGGCTTTCCTCTCGGCGTGTTTCGTACCAAGCGTCCAGTACTTCGTGCGGATGGTAGGTCGGCGTCTTGCCTTCTTCGGCCACCTTGAGCTTCCCGCGGCGGACCCAGTTCCGGATGTCCATGCTGGTGACGACGATGCGGGCGTTCTCCCGGAGCCATGGCACGAGTTTGCGGGTTGGCATTGGCGGGGCGATGCCCTTGATGCGCTCGCGGTTCTCGGCATGGTTCACGGGTGGTTCCTCGGGGCCGCTGATGACGCGCTCGGCTTTGGTCACCCAGTCTTGGATCAGCCAGGCGATGCCGGCGCCACGCGGGTCGTTGGCGTAGTCCTTGGCGCGCGGGCTGACGGATCGGAGGTTTTCCAGCAGCTGGAGTGCGTTGAGGTTGATGGGCGCGGTGGATCCGGGCGGGCCGCCGCTATTCCATCCGGCGCTGGCGGGTCGGACCTGGTCGAGTTTGGCGATGGAGACGCCGAGCTCGGGCAGCAGGTGCGGGATCTTGTCGATCCACTGCTGCAGGTCGCTGACGCACTGGCCGCAGAGGTATGCGTGGGTTTGGTTCTGGCAGTCCTCGGTGGTGCACTCGAGGGTCAAAGGTTGCCTCCGTCCGGGTTGTGTTCGTCGGGGATGGTGAGGGCGCGCACGAGGTTTTCGGCGCGGATCGCAGCGGCCGTGGCTTCACGGTCGGGGCTTGGCCCTGTGTGGCAGCGGCAGGCGCGTTGCCGGGCGCAAACACCTTGCGGGGTCCAGCAGCAGGACCGCTTGCAGATCATTCCTGGTTTCCTTCGAGTGCGGCGCGGATGGTGGTTTTGGAGCAGCGGAACATGGCGGATAGGTGCGGGACGCTGGCGCCGTCTTCGCGGTGGACGGTTCGGATGGCCCGGGCGCGCCGGGCGGTGACGTCGGCGAACGCTGCGGCCGTTTCCGGTGATGGTGCTTGCTCGTGGGCTTGCCGGGCCCTGGCGTACTCTTGCCGGATCTTGTGGAGCCCGGTCATGTCCGGTTCCGGGAGCCACGTCATGGTTTGTCCTTCCAACGCGGCTTCGATCGCGCCGCGGATGTCGTGCCCGACTTGGGGGCGGTCGGATTGGTCGATGTAGGCCTTAGCCAGGGTCAGGGCCGCATCGACGGCGGCGAGCAGCGCCGGAACGTCCGTGCGTGCCTCCGCGATGAACTCGGCTTCCCTTTCGGGCCGGTTCCCGACGTAGCCGAGGTTCGCCTGCAGCATCAAATCCTCGGACTCGACGTAGAGCTTGAGATCGTGCCGGACCACTCGCCACGGCCCTTTAGCCACACCTCCGGTTCGGGCGCGGATTGGCGCGAGGTGCTCTTCGATGGTGGTCATCACAGTCCTTTCCAATTCACGGGCGCCCCAAGGTCCCAGCCGCGGAGTGCTTTGTTCAGCCGCCACAGCAGTTCCTCCCTTGGCGTCAGCGGGTACCTGAACATGAGGTTGATCGCCCGCACCTCCCACTGCTCATCGGTCATGAC